ATTCGGGCCTCTATTTCCTGTCCGACCTGTCGCGCGGCGTCACCGGCGAGGTGCACCACGTCGATTCGGGCTACCACGTCGTGGGCATGAAGGCGGTCGACGCGCCCGACATCTCCACGGTCAAGGACTGATCCGCCCCTCTCCAACCGCTGCCCAGGGCCGCGCAGGAAAGCGATGACCCCGCTCGTCTATTTCGTCAGGCATGGACAGACCGACTGGAACGCCGAGCTGCGCTTCCAGGGCCAGCACGAGGTCGACATCAACGCCACCGGGCGCGCCCAGGCGGCGCGCAACGGCCGCCGCCTGCGCGAGCTGCTCGACCGTCCCTACGCCTTCGACTTCGTCGCGAGCCCGATGCGCCGCACACGCGAGACCATGGAGATCGTCCGCGGCGAGCTTGGCCTGCCGGCCGGCGGCTACCGCGTCGACCCGCGGCTGGTCGAGGTCCATTTCGGCGACTGGCAGGGGATGACGATCGAGGAGATCGAGCGCGTCTTCCCCGGCGCGGGCGCCACGCGGGAGAAGGACAAGTGGGGCTTCCTGCCGCCCGGCGAGGCGGCCGAGAACTACGTCATGCTGTCGGAGCGCATCAGCCCCTGGCTCTCTGCCCTCGACCGCGACACGGTCTGCGTCACCCATGGCGGCGTCGTGCGCGCCATCTTCCTGCTCACCGGCCACGTCACCCGCGCCGAGGCCGAGGTCATGAACGTGCCGCAGGACCGCATCCTGCGCTTTTTCCAGGGCCGGCTCGACTGGCTCTGAACAGGCCGCGGCCGCGCCCTCCGCGGCGACGCGGCCCGTTCTTGAACTGGCCTATTCGTAGACCACCATGTCGGTGATCTGGTTCACCTCGCCCACCTTGTCGAAGTTGATGACGATCTCCGCGCCCGGCTCGATGCCCGCGAGGTCCACCTCGCCCGGCAGCTTGAAGCTCTTGCCGTCCTCCAGCGTGATGGTCAGCTTCTCCTCGTCGACGCTCTTGATGCGTCCTTCGGTCTGGTCCGCGAAGGCGGGCGCGGCGGCGAACAGGATCAAGGCCAGGGCCGGAAGCATGGTGCGCATGGGGTGTCCTCTGCTGGGGCGTCCGCTCTTCGGCGGATCGGTTGAACGCGTCGATCGAGAGAACCAGTAACAGACGCATTGTGTCAAAACTAGCAACGGTTTGTTTAGGCATTGATTTAGCCTACTTTTCAGAACTCGATTTCCGCGACTGTCCAAGGTGCGGCCTTGAGTTGTTTGCAATCCGCTCCGCCGCCGCCCGCGCCATGCGTGCCCGGTCGGCCGCCTTGGTGTAGACCTCGGCCATTGCGCTGCGTCGCCATCCGAACATCGCCATCAGTTCGTGGACAGTCGCTCCATTCTCTGCGGCAATGGTCGCGCCGGCCTTGCGCAGCCCGTGCGGTGTACATGCGGCCGGAAGACCGGCGTCCTTCACCTGTCGTGCAAACCAGACATAGAACGCCTGCCCTGTGGGGAATGGCTCCCCTTTGCGGTTGGTGAGAAAGATCAGGCTGCCGGTCTGCGTCGCTTCGATCGATGCCGCGAGTTCGGGGAAGATCGGTATGGTGATCAGTTCGCCATTCTTGCCGGCGCGGATTGACAGGATGCCGTCGCGGACGTGCTGCTTGCCTACCTTCACCACGTCGCTACGACGCAGACCGGTAAAAAGTAGAAGGTCTAGCGCCAGCCTAGCCTTGCTGCCGACCGGGTGGTGAGCGCGGTACTGCTCGACCTCCTCCGGCGTCCATGAGTGGTGGCCGATAATCTTGGTGCGGTTCGGGTCGACTGTATCGCAGGGGTTCGCTTCGACGTGGCCGTTCTCCTTTGCCCAGCGGAACAGAACCGTCATAGCCACAAGGAAGTTGTTCGCCGAGTGCGGCGGGCGCCGGTCCATGGCGTCGATGATGTGCTTGCGGCTGATCTTGGCAAAGGGCTTATCCCCGGCTGCGCGGCAGATCGCCTCCATGATGTGGTCGCGGCTGACCTGCGTGCTCTTGGCCAGCGCCTTGTAGTGACCGCTTGCCTTGTAGCGGTCTACAAGCCAGCGCAACGAACTTTTGTCAGGGTTGCCCAGCGGCGCTGCAACAGGCATGCCGACCAGCGCACGGGCGTAGGCGGCAAGGTATTCCGGGGAGCCGTATGGCTCTGGCAAGCGGATGCGCGGGCCACCTGGCCGCCGGAAGTACCAGACGGTTTTCCCGTGCCGGGTGACTTCTCGGCGCTCAAAAAGGCGGCGTCTTCTGGGCATGACCTCGGTCAAAGCCGGATGTCCTCTTCCTCGTCAAGGCGACCAGCGCCCCGTGGACTGTCAGTGGGGATATCGGGGATAAGACGAACAACCGTCTTGCCAACTACGATTTCCGGTACAAAGCCCGCTTTGCGGGCGCCTTCGCAAATTGCCCTGATCTGGCGTTGTGACAGGTCAAGGGCGCGGCTCATGGCAGTTCCCGGATGAACTCGGCCAGTTCGCTCTCTAACCGAAACCACTCCCCCGTTGTACGAAGAGCCGCAAACTTCCGGTGCAACTCGCGCTCAAGGGCGTGACCGTTGTCGTCGTAGACTGTCGCTAGCAATTCCAACGGCTCTGGATTGGCGGCCTGCAACGCGCGAAGCCTTTTCTCAACGTTGCCAGCCTTGCCGATCTTGACGAAATCGCCACGCCGAATGAAGTACACATAACATGCGCCCATCTTCGAGAGAGGCGCAGATTGCCTTGCCTCGTATTCTTCTAGCGCCTCCGCTGTAACGCGCCAAAGAGTTCCGATGCGAAACGCAGCGAGTTCGCCATCCTCAATCAACTTCACCACAAAGCGCGGCCTAACGTTCCAGCGCTCGGCGAGCATGGCTGGCGTCATCACGCGCGGTTCGCTCGCGCGGACTTGGCGCTCTGTGATGTCAAGGGCGGGGGTCATCTGAGGCCTCCACACAAGTCTCGCCATCGGGGAAATGCAGAGGGCACGAGAGGTTGTAGACAAAGACCGTCTCGTCATTCTCATCCTTGACGCCACCGAGATAGCCGCGCCCTTGATAGTTATCGATGACAGGGCATTTGCATCCGAGCGTTCTAGCCCACGCGCTTCCGGGATTGGGTGTCTTAGCCGTGGTCATCTGCGGCCTCCAGTGCGGTCCACCGCCAGTACTTATTGCAGTGGCCCCAGCGCCGAACCTCGCAGATCGAGCCTTCCGGGCCTGTGTAAACATACCGGCCTTCTTCTCGTTCGCACGCGGTCACAGGCAAAAGCATGGCGGCTGCCAGGATTGCTCTTGTCAGCTTGCCCATCACGCGCCTCCCTTGATGGCGGCGCGGGCGTTGCGGAAATCGCCATGGTTTGCAAACGCGCCATGTAAGATAGTTCGATGCCGAGAAACGACATCAGCGGCATCATCAATGCTATCAAACAGCCCCAAGTGGCGTTGCTTATTGTTGTGCGTTATGTACGCAACCCATTTGCCGGTGGCCTTGTGCCAACCGACACCCTTCACACCCGACTTGTTGTCTTTCCTAAGCCGATGGTTGCGGGTGTTTTCTTGATGAGTCGACAATCGAAGGTTTGCTATTCTATTGTCTGCCCGGTCTCCGTTTACGTGATCGATCTGCATGCCGGGTGGAGGCATGGAGCCATACGTAAAAAGCCACGCTACGTGGTGCGCGCGGTATCTGGTCGAGCCAACCCAAAGAAAAACATACCCGTTGCCGGCTTCCGAGGCGGCAACGCCGCTTTTCCGCCGACCTGGTCCTCCATCTCTGGTCCAGTGGAACAAACCACTTCCAGCGTCGTATCGGAGGTCCAATCGTAGCTTGGCCAGCAATTTTCTATCTGTGTCTTTCATCTCAATTGCCCAGAGTCGTCTTAGCAATGCGCTTGTTGCGCTGTGGGTCCAAAGCGTTTTCAATGTCATCGCTGTCGGCGATATTGCTCAGGGCCGCCTTCAACCGATCGATCTCTTCCATCGCCTCATCCCGTTCCGCCACAAGGGCGGCGAAAGTGGCGGGGTCGATCAGTTTGTAGCCGCCCGCAAAACCGTGCTCCGATCCGTACTCCAATGCTGAGACGAAATAGTCTGCGGCCTTCTCTCTTTGCCCGCATCCGATCCCGCTTCGAGGGCAAAACCCCGCCTCATCGGCGCAGTCGCGACAACGCCCGCCGTACTTGACCAGAAAATCAATCAGCGCGTCTCTCGCCGGCTTCATCTCAATCTCGTTCATTCGCGCGTTCCTCGCTATAGGTTGGCGGTGCGTAGACACTCCCGGCTGGGACATAGAATGACCGGCGGGGAGGCATGGGCTTGTCGGCTCGGGCGGGCTTCTCTCGCTTGGGGAAGCCTTTCGCTGCTATCTTCTGCTTGGGAGCGGTGATGCCCTTGTCCTTGGCGCTTTGACGCCTGGCCTTGGCTATCTTCTTGATGTCGTCGTTCGTCTTGCCATCCGGGCCGCGATGGCAGCAGAAGCCCAGAAGCTGGCCGTCCGCAAGGGTAAGCTTAACCTGCTTGTCGGCGTCGGGGCGAAGTGCTTCCGCAATGCGGTGGTCGATCTCATATGCGCCCTTCTTCAGGGCAAGGCCACACCGCTCACAGTGCACGACGCCATCAATCATGGCGCGCTCAACTATAGCCTCTTTCTGCGCCCTTGTGAACTCGCGGCGCTTGGTCATGTCGATGTACCGCGCATCAGATCAAACTCGATTGCCGCTTGATATGCCACACCAGCCACGACACCAATCGCCAACGGCAGCAAGTCGGCGCGGCCAGAGCTGATATACATGCCTATGGAGAACCACAGCCAAAGGCATAGAATGCGGTCAATGATGGTGAACCGAACCGTCACTGTCCCATCTCCTTCCTGTGCTCCTTCACAAACGCCGCAAGCGCCTTCTCCAGCGCCCGTTCCAACACTCTGGCCACGATCTCAGGGCTTTGTGTTAGAACCGCGTGTGCGGGCGAAGGTACGACGCTAGGGGAGCGGCGGGTGTATGCGCGGACGTGCTGAAGCTTCTGAGTCACGCTGCCTTCTCCATGAATCCACCGCGCACGGTATCTGTCCACTCGACGCCATGACGCGCGCCATACTCGCTGATGCACTCCATCAGGTCCGACATCTGCCGAACCGTGAGGTTCGATGAGCGGAAGCCAAGCGGGAACGGGCCGGAGCCATCCAAGCCTTCACAGAACCGCACCTGATGGCCGAGAAGGTGCATGAACGCCGCTTTCCATGTCTCGGGTGTCCAGTGCCTTCCCTCGGGCTTGGCGTTGGCCACATCGGTCAGCATGGCCCATAGGCGCGCATTCTGATCCAGCGATCTCGTGCGGGGCTTGATCTCCACACGGTAATCGTCCGGCGCCTTCATGATCGCCTCACAGGCGCGAAGGCGTACGTTGTGGTTCACTAGGCAGAATGTGAGCTTGTCCATGGTTCCCGCCTTGGATTGCGTATATCAGCCAATATACAATGCAAGCGCCATAAATATGTGGTAGAAAACCCAAACGACGCCAACCACGAGCGAGACGGAAAGGAACAACCCTAATACTACCGAGTAGAACAGTGGAGGCTCTCGAAATCTGAACATATCCTTATCTCCATTCCATGAGGAACGGGATTTCGTCCGAAAGCTCGTCCCGCTGCCCATACGACCCAGCCGGCTCCTGCCTGCGTGCGGGCGCGTCTGACTGAGGCTTGCCGCCCATCAGCGTCACGTCGTTTACGCGCACCATGAGGTACGTCTTGCCGTCGTGCTCGCGCTTACCGAAATCGCCGGAGACGACAACCTGGGTGGCCTTCGTCAGGTGTTGCTCTAGAGCCTGGCCGCGAGTGCCGAACATCGAGCAGTCGAAGAACATGGCCTTCTTCGAGGCTCCATAGCCATCATCTACGGCGACGGAGAAGTTCATGACAGGCGTTCCATCCTGTAGCCTGCGCAGTTCGGCGTCCTTGGTCAGTCGGCCTGCGATGGTAATTGCCTTCATGGTGTGGGTTCCTTATCCTGCGCTCACGTTCTGAGCGTATGTGTTGGTACGGAGTTTGTTGATGACGCTGTCGGCGTTGACGCGGGACGGAGCATCTCCGGGGAAGCCGTCATCCTTGCCGAGTGTTTCGCGACGGCTGGCGAACTTGGGCTTGGCCATGTCGGTGTAGTCCTTCGTCCAGCCGTCCCGTTCCATGATCGCGGCCCAAATCTTGGCGCACTTGTTCACGTCAGCGACGCTGTGGCAGTCGGTCAGGTCGGCATCGATAGCCTCAAGCCCGCGCTTCATCTCGGCCGCGCTGACAGGCTTCTTCGGCTCTTCCTTCGGTGCATCCTGGCGCGGTGGCGCGCTCTGCTGCGCCTCGTTGGCCCGGAGTTCGGCGAGGTACTTGCTGTCGTCGTAGCGGCCCATGAAGATGTCACCGGCAAACCCTATCATCGAGAGCGCCTTGACCAGCGCATCCGTGACGGACTTCTTCGGCGCGTCTTCGTCGGTGAACGGCTTGCCACTCGACCGCAGACCTGAAAACTGCGTGCCTCCAACGTGCTCGACTTCGCCTCGTTCACCGCCCCACTTATACCACACTTTGACGCGGGCAATGTGGAGTTTTTCGCCGCCAGCGCCTTCTTCAATGCGCTCGTCTTCGATGGTGAAGCCCCAGCCAATACCGATGGGGCCGAACGTCTCCGTCGCCTTGTGGACGAGGTAATGCGGCTTCGGCGAATTGCCGCTGTACGACTTGCCGACGATCTTCTTCGTCTGGTTCTCTGGCGTCCGCTCGACGCGGTTCCATAGTGCTAGGTTGTCACTCATCGTCCTGTCCTTTAAGGGGCGTCCACATTGGGCAAAGACCCCCGTTAATGTGTACGCATCGCATGTGCGGCTCTTCCGATGCCCACACCTTCGGCGCTACGAACCCGCCGCCTTCAACGCGCGGGAACTTGAGGCATACCCACGACGCAGGAGAACGCTTGCGGCTGTTGGGCTCTACGTTGTCGCAGTCTTCACAGTAGGTGTAGGCGCGGGTCATCTACATGCTCCGCAGTCTGCGTATCTGCCTGATCGCAAACCGTGCCTTGTCTCGTTGATCTGCTGCATAGGCCATGTCGCCCTCACGCTGTGCCGCAATGGCTCGGGAACGGCAGCCTGATGCGTGTCTGGCCCATTCGGTGATGACTGGTGCCAGGTTGCGCTCTCGCTCTGCACGGGCGGTTTCCCAGCCTCGACGGAAGTATGCCGAGAGAGCGGCTATCTGTGCGCGGTCGTGATTGAAGGGGGCGTTCATCAATCAACGCCCTTGATGACAAGGACAAAAGCGTCAGGTTCATCCACTGTTGAGACGACCGCTCGACCGCTGTTGTTCCCATACTCGCTTACCCAAAGTGGCGTGCGGTGGTGCATGGTAAACTCACCACCCTTGTATCCATCGAAGATCGAACCAAGGGCGGATTCGCATTCGGACAAGAACTGTCTCACCGTGACCGGTGCCGAAACAGGACTAAACGCCAAGTCCTCGTAGTACCCCCGATAGCTCCCGGCATTACCGGGCGCTTGCGTGGTATCGTCGCTACAGACAACCTGCTTGCTAGGATGAGACGCACGCAGGGCGTCGATCATTTCGCCGAGCGTGACGTGATAGTTGGATCGCTCCGCAGCCATGCTTTTCGACATGGCGTCTATGATTTTCTGAATGTCCATCATCTCTCTCCTACACAAACGCCCAAAAGGCGGCGACGAGCAGAACGGCCATCGTCACGATTGCGCTGACGACATCGCGAAGGGTGTGCGTGTCTTCGGGGGCGGGGAACATCTCGTGGAGTTCCATGGTCATTCTCCTCTCAGTTTGGCGAGGGTGGCGCGGGCGCGGCGAAGGTCGCCGTAGGTCAGGTTGACGTCGTCAAAGCCCCACAGCGGCCGATCATCTGGCTTGGTGTCGTTCATCACCCACCCGTCTTTATGAACATAGAAAACGGCATCGGCGAGCGCCCGAATGGGGGCCAATGCCTTCTCACACTCATCCAGAATGGCGGCAGCAGAGCGGAGCGACGGCTTGATGTCTGCGCCATAGGGGCCAAGGTCATGTTCGTTTGCGATGTCGCGCAGTTCGTCCGAATGCTTACTCATCGCATCCCCCAATCCCACACGCGGTGTCATCGAACATGTAGTCGCGGACGGCAGGGCCAGCGCAGTCATGCACATTGATCGGCCGGACATTGGACAGCAGCCTGTCGAGCGTATAGCGCATGTTCTGTACCTGCCATGCGATGGTGTCGACGGCGTACTCATTGACGCCAGCGGATCGCTTGAGGATGGCGATGTTGGCGTCGATCACGGCCATATGCCGGCGCATCATGTCGGCGTCGTGAGAGGCGCCAGTGAGGGTGTGAGCGTTCATGTCAGGCGTCCTCGTTTTCAGGGTCAAACACCCACGTTTCTGAACAAAGATCGCAGAAGTCAGACCAGAATGGCCATGAGTGGATGCTGCGGTCGTCGGGCGCGGCTAACCAGCAAAGATTGAACCAACGAGCCAAGCCTGCGTTATCCCGGTCGTCGCGCAATCGCGTCAGCATGGCGAGAAAGACCTGATCGTGATAGGTTGCATCCAAGCCGATGCCGTCGCTCCACCAGTGTTCACCAAGCGGCGCGCCTGCCCGGTCGAAGATATCTACGATCTTGTCCCAGTTCCTATCGACAAGAGTCCACCAGTCGTTAGCAGTCTTGATCGTCGCCATCTCGTCCTCCTATGCCCAAGCTACGCTAGACGTGCGTCGAAGCGTCGGGCGGATTTCATCCTCGATCAGTTCGTCAAGAACGCTGTCGTCGTCCTCGGCCATCTCGGCGACGAGCGATGACATCATGCGGCTCATCGGCAGACCATTGTCGAGGTTCTTGCCGTTGACATAGACGGCATTGACGGCCACGACAGGTTCGCCATCCTCGTATTCGAGGCTGCAGTCCATGACGACATCAAGGCCCTCGATGATGTTGGTTCCGAGCACGTCGTCGCGGATGTCGTACTGGCGGGAGATGCGCATGTCAGGACTCCTTTGCCTCTAGGCGTGACCGATGCACAACCCAACGTGCATGTTCATCGCCAGCTTTGGCCTCAATGACAATCTTGGCTGCTTGGCTGGGCGTAAAGCCACACTCCTTGAGGATACGGTAGTCATCGACCTGTACCCAAAGCGGGCTATGAACGCCGCCGCCTGCTTGCTCTTCGGCGTCCATCACAGTGCCTCCTTGGCGCGGGCGATGAGGTCGCGGAGTTTGCGGATCACGTCCGTCTGCCCGTCCACAATGCGCCCCATTTCATCGTTGACGCGAGCGTACCGAACTAGAGTTGCAACAAGCGGGTCCATCTCCTTCACCAGCGCCTTAAGCGCGGCGTTCTCGGCGTCCGCATCGTTCGCTCGGCGGCGCTCATAGTTTGCTTGGTCGTTGCAATCGGCCTTTGCCCGGTATGCGGCAGCGAGGCGGTTCGAAAGGGTGCTGATATCCGCTTTAAGCGCGGCGTTTTCGGCAGCGAGGTCAACTGGCGCTGCGGGCACGCTCGGCGCGTCAGGCTCGAATACAACGGCGACAATCCGCTCATTGTCGTTCTGTTCCCAGCCGAGAACGCCGCCGCCGTCGACGGCCCATCCACGGCCATCGCCAGACAGAACGATCATGGCCGGTACGTCAAACGTTCGGTCAGCCATCATCGGGCCGATCTCATCGCCACCAGCGGTTAGATAGATTCCACCGCTTACAAGGGTGATCTTGTCCATCATCCGTCTCCTCTAGTCCGTTGGGAATGAGCCCCGCGTGGGGGCTCTAACCGAAGAGCCTAGGCGGGAACGATCCGGCCGTTCTTGGCTTCACGGCGTTCGCGAGCACGGCGAACCTGTCGGCTCTCAATGATCGGTTCGATTGTCGGCTCCTGCTCGACATGCTCATTCGCCTCAGCGTCCTGCGCGCTGCTCGTGAGCGCGGCGGCATGCAGCAGCCCAGCGATGGCAAACATCCTGCTTGTTGAGATCATGTCGGTATCTCCTGTGTTCGATGGAATGGGACGGCTCAGAACTTCCAGCCGTGCTTGTAGTACTGCGTGCTGAGCCAATGGCCGGCGAGCAGATCGGCGGTGCGTGCGGGGAGCTTGGCGCGCTCGACCAGCAGCAAGGCGACGCCAGCGCGGTCCATGCGGCGCTTGGCCGTGAAGCGGTAGATGGCGGCGGTGCGGATTTCCTGAACGGTGAAGCGGCGCATGGGTGTCTCCTGTGTTCGACTGGGACATCTATTGCATGAGATGCAGACCACGTCAACAGGAAAGTGCATGACATGCAGGTTCCGGCGTGGTATGCCGGCGTCATGGATTACGAAGCGATCTACAGCAGGAACCGCGTGACCTGGCTCTATGAGGCGGCGAGAAGCCCGAAGCTCTCGGCCTCGGCGGTGCGCGTCGGGCTGGTCTTTGCCACGTTCATGAACCCCTCGACGGGGCGCGAACGCGTGCGGCCGAAGTACGAATGGCTGATGAAGGCGGCGCACATGAGCCGCGCCACGCTGGCGAAGTCGCTGAAGGAGTTGGAGGACGCTGGCTTTATCGAGGTCGTGCGCTACCGGCGGTCGGGTAACTACTACACGATGCCCTTCGACGGGACCGCGCTCTGGCGTCCCGGAACTTTGAGTTCAGAAATTGAACTACCTTAGATATATGGTCTTTCTACCTCTCTCTAGGAGTTAGATAGAGACCATATATCTAATAGGAGTTTAGAAATTGAACTCAAAGTGCGGCGAGGCTAGTTGGCCTTCCGCATGACGAACTCGATGAACTCGGATATTTGCCGTCTCGTATCGGGATCGGCAGCACGGAAAAGCCGCTCGGCATCGATCACGGCGCCCGCTCCCTGCGGATTGCGGTTGAGCAAATCCCACGGTTCGCAGGACAGGGCTTCGGCCGCCCTTTCAAGGAAGTCCTGATTGTAGGGCACGCGCCCGGCCTCGATGCGGCCCCAGGTCGTTGCCGACACGTCTAGCTGTTCGGCAGCCGCTTCCTGCGTCATGCCGCGAAACTCGCGCCATTCCTTGATGTAGTGCCGGCGTCTCTGCCGGGGCGGGCGCTTTACGGGTGGCATGGGGGAGATTCACCACACCCGGGTTTCAGAAGCCAGAACATCGCATGCAGAATGTGCTTGACATGCAGTCTGCATGAGATGCATATGGGCGCCATGACATTCGATGAATTCCTCACGAAGAAGAAGATCACCAACGCGGAGGCGGCCATTCGCCTCGGTCGCGACCAGACGATCATCGGACGGTACAGGGCTCGGTCTGTGACGCCTTCGCCCGAGATCATTGCAGAGATCGTGGATTGGTCGCGCGGCAAGGTATCGCCCCGCGAGCTTTTGAAGGAGGCGGCAGAATGACCGGCTACGTGTACGCCATAGAGTGCAATGGCCGCGTCAAGATTGGCTACTCCGCGCAGCCTGAGAAGCGGTTCTCCAAGGTCGCTTCGGATGCGCCGTTCCCATGCGTCTTGCTCGGCTATTGGCCTGGCGATGTCTCGGACGAACTTGCTGTTCATGGGCGGTTCAACCCTATACGGGTTCACGGCGAATGGTTCGCGGCAACTCAAGAGCTGCTTGCGTTCATTGCGGATAACGTTGTCCCGATGGAGAACAAGGCGATCCGCCCGGATGACTCTCCGCTGACCATGTGGCGCAAGAAGCAGCGTATGACACAGGCTGACTTCGCCGAGCGCATGAGCGTTTCCCCGAAGACGGTTATCCGGTGGGAAAGCGGCGAGCCACGTATCCCAGTCAAGAGGCTTCAGGACGCTGCGGATGTGCTTGGCGTTCATCGCCACTTGCTGCGCCCCGACCTGTACGCAGGAATGAAGATGGAGAACGCACAATGAGCGACGACGTGCGGGCGCTGGTTGAAGAGGCAATAGCGGCCGGTCGTCTGACACGAGTCGAAGTGGGAGCGCGCTCTAGGCCGGTTCGCAAGCTTGAAGAGAAGCCGGTGAGGTTCGCGCCCGAACTTTGCGGGAAGGGCGACAAGGTATCGCGCCTCCCGCGCTTGGACGAACTCGATGGCGACTGGTGTGGGTGATGTCAGTGCATCGGCTCTTCCCTCGGCAGCATCCCAGCCTCTCCAAACACGGACAGGCCAAACAGACCGGCAGCTTTGAATATAGCCGGTGGAATAGCCTGCTTCGGAAGAACGATGCGTGCGACGACTACCCTCTCTCTGCTCCCATCGTGCGGGGAGATCATGTTGGCGCAATAGGTGATCCTGAAACAGTCTCCGCCGATGTCGTCTATGGCGTGAACCTCGGATGCAAACGTGTCGATGACGGCAAACGGCTCCGTGACATGAGCAAGATGGAACATGACTACCCCCTCGGTACTGGTCGGTCCCTACGGGGTGAATATCAGCACGGTCTAACTGAGTCGGCAAACGTTCAATCGCATAGGACCAAGGTCCGAACGTAGCGTGATCAACGGTTTGCGGTCGCCTATGGTGTGATCGCGCCATGACGTTAGGGAAGGTGAGAAGATGGACGGGCAGGCGAAGTTGAAGAAGGGCGATATCGTACGGCGCGTTAAGCCCAGTGCCAATCCCGCTGAGTTTGGCGAGTATGGGCAAACATACGAGGTTTTGGGCGTAAGTACGCTCGGCATCGTTGTCGTTGAGGGCGGGCCCAGTGACAGGTCGCCAGATATTGACCGTGGTAGACATCTACAAGCCGGGCAGGTTCCCCACTCGTGTTTTCTATACGATGAAGTGGGTGACGCCAGACGGCAAGGGCGGTCTGAAGATGACCACAGTCGATGCGTTTCGTCGCCGTGCCCTTGGGTTCATGCATGGTCAGTGGACGCTTCGTGAGCCGGAAGTGGCCGATCAAGGTTGTCATTAGCTGCTGGCCGGAGAGCATTGCGAGGACAGGATAGGCCCTCCGGCCAGCGTACCGGGCGGCGGGAATGCCCGGATAGGAAAGGACTGGTTCGATGATCTGGATTGGCTTGTGCGTTTATCTGTATGTCGCTGGAGCGGTCGGTATTCTGATCCTGTTTAGCGACATTCTTCCCAGCTACCGACGCGGTATGCGGTTCTGGTTGATGCTGCTGGCTTGGCCGGTAGCGGTTCCATTGAGCCTCGTCATTGCCGCGTTGGATTGATTCTGCGGGGCCGTTTATACAGCGCCCCGGACTGTGGTTAAGCCGCGCGTCAAGTTCTTGCAGGAGCCGTGACGCGGCGCGTTCGATAGGTTCCAAACCTCCTGTGTGTGTCTCGATCTTCATGACCGAGAACGTAAGACAGGAGCCGAGTGTATGTCTGACACGAGACGGGTCACATCCGACCCGAAGCGGGATGAGACGATGAGCGTAGCAGCACAAGAGGCGTTTGATTACCTGAACGCGTTGCAGAAGATGGAGTATCGCGGCTGGGGCGACACGGCCACCGCCGCGAGGGACAGGGCGGCAAGAAAGGCCGGGGTTACACCGGCTCAAGCTGAACGGGTGTGGAAGCGTTGGCAGTCGATGAAGACCGTGAACGGGGACGTGTATCGCGCCCTTCGCAATCGGTACGAGGCGCTGTGTCAGCGGATTGAAAACGCCGCAGACGTGATCGACAAGCGGGCGGCAGAAATCGAGGCAAGAAATGCGGCTGTGGAGAAGCTTGGGGAAGCTGGCCAGAGCAATCGGACGGTGGATTAGGGCAAAGGCGAAAAGGAAACGATGATGACCGACTATAGCGTGAATCTGAACCAGGCCGAATGCCTCAAGAGCATGTCGCACTTCGGTTACGAACGCATCCACAATGTCTGCAACGGCACCTTTGTGGACGTTCAGTGGGGGATTGGGGAGTGGGGAATAAACGCAATAATGGCGATTCTCCTAGTGGTGGTCGTCGTCGTGGCTGTTGGCATGGTCCGCCTGCTCTGGACCGATCTTTGAGGCAATAAGGCTCTGGCTAGAGAGGAAACGGAAATGACAGAAATGTGGGACTTGGCTCTCGTGCTTGGCGTGCTGGTCTTGGCCGCTGGGCTGGTGCGCTTCGCAATCGGTAAGTAACCGCGTCCCCCCCCACGGCGGGGCCAGCCGTATCAATCGGCGGGGATAAATGGAACCGCTCTGGTACTTAACGAAGGACGGCGATGCGACGTGTCTCAGCCTCTATGAGCGACACTACAGCTGCTACCGTTACAAAGACGGTAGAAAGCGACGCCTGTTCGTTGGCCCCGGAGAAAAAATCGTACTTCGCACTGGAGATGGAGACGCCTTCTTTGTCTGGCGCAGGTTCATCGATGATTCAGGGCAGGAAGGCGTCAACTGCGCCGCCTTCAGGAATGAGAGCGGAATCAGGTCGTCCGACCTTATCAGACAGGCAGATGCAATCGCTGATCACGTCTGGCCTGGTGAGAGGCATTACACATACGTCGATCCGCAAGCAGTCAGGAGCCGCAATCCGGGATTCTGCTTTATGGCCGCTGGATGGCGGAAATGCGGATTAACCAAGGGCGGTTTGTTGGTGTTGGAGCGTTGAGTGCCGGGCGGCTGGCGTGTGCCGTATCAATCAGCGGGGATACTCCCATGCATGACGATGACTACGACGGATCGGCGGGGCCGTTCCATCCTGTGTTTGTGTTTGGCGGCGCGCTGGCGCTTGGGCTCGTGCTGGTTATGGGCTTGCTTGCGTTCTGGTTCACCATAGTGTCGCCGGCTGCGGCGCATGACGCCAAGCCGACAAGGCAGCAGCCTCTTGGTTGGACGTACCCGAGCAGGAGCTGCTGGTCTGCATCGAACGCGCCAGCCGGCCGTCTTGGTGACTGTGCTGATATCCCCAATCACGCCGTGAAGGTCGGTCCAGACGGCTACGTGGTGACGCTGGAACCCGGCGAACACCCAATGGTCACGGAGCGAATTTCATACGTCATACCCTACGCGGAGGCAGAGCAGTCTCCAGATGGCCGCTACCATCTTTGCATCAGTTCGACGTTGAAGCGGCGGTGCTTCTTCGCAGGCGCGAGGATGGGATGATGCAGCAGTGCAGAGACAGGCGAGGCGACCGCTTCGGTTCGCTGGTGGCCTTCGAGGCAACGCATAGGGTGCTGTCGAGCGGGCGCAGGATGCCGGCATGGAAGCTCCGATGCGATTGCGGGAATACCGTCGTCGCCATGACGGTGAACCTGACGAAGGGAAAGCATCAGTCGTGCGGGTGCCAGAAGGCGAAACTCAACGCTTTGGCGAAGCCGGGCGACACGAAGAATCCAGAGTATCGCGTCTATCGCCAGATGCTGAATCGGTGCTCGTTGCCGACCGCGCCGAACTACCGCTACTACGGCGGCAAGGGCGTCGATGTCTGCGCAAGGTGGCGCTTTGGCGCCGAAGGGAAGACGGGGTTCCAGACGTTCTTGGCAGATATGGGGCCGCGCCCTGACGGCCTGACGCTGGATAGGATTGACCCGTTCGGAGATTACAAGCCGGATAATTGCCGATGGGCAACTTGGGCGACGCAATCGACCAACCGGCGCAAGAGCGCTCACAAGCCCGATGCGGGGTTCTGATGCGCCCGACATACGAAGAAACCCTATCCTACCTCACGGGTCTTGCGCCGCTCGGCGAGCCAATCGAAGTTCCCATTGAGTGGATCATGGCCGATCTCGGCTTGCGCACGCGAGCGAACTGGTACGTGCGTCTAAATGGCTTGATCAATGAAGGCTGCGTGCGTCGCATAGCCTGCGGCGCGGGCATGTCTACTGGCGTGCTCATGGTCACCAAGGCGCTGGAGCCGGGGCGAAAGCCGATGGAGCATGCCGCCTGATGCCTCTCCCCCGCTATGCGGCCAAACGCGACATCTCCGAGCCCGAGATCGTGCGGGCTCTGGAGCAATGCGGCTTCTCGGTCGAGCGGATGGATACCCCGGTCGATTTGCTCGTGAGCTTTCGCCAGCACTGTTGGCTAGTGGAATGCAAGACAGGCAAGGGCAAGTTGAACGCGAACCAGAAGGCATTCCTTGACCGCTGGAAAGGCCCTCCGGTCGTCGTCCTACGGGATGCGCAGGAGGCGATAGATTTCGCCGTCGAGATGGCGCAGCGCATTCAGGCGTGCCCATCAAATTGGCGAGTTGATAGGTAGGGTGGAGATAGAGACGTGAGCAACCCCTGTCTAGAAGCCGTTGAGCAAGAGCTAGGCACGGCCGGCGTTCCCTACCGTGTCAGCATGGGCGGCAAGCACATCCACGTTCACTACGGCAACGAGCATGAAAACCTGCATGTGGTGGCCGCTACGCCGAGCGACTGGCGCGCTCCCCTAAACGAGCGTTCTCTGATCCGGCGCGAGTTGCGACGGCTTGGCTTGGTCGATGAAGACCAGACGCCAGCGAGGAACGCCGTGGTGGTTCTCCGGGATGGCAGCCCCACATGCACCAGCTACGACGTAGCCGAGAGCTTTTCCAAGGCGCACAAGGATGTGCTGCGCGCGATCGATCGCATTCGCGAGGAATGCGGGCCGGAATTCGACCGGCGCAATTTTGCGCCGATTGACTACAAGGACGCTAAGGGCCGGACATATCGGGCTTTCAGCATGACGCGGGGCGGCTTTACGCTGGTCGTCATGAGCTTCACCGGCCGCGCCGCCACCGAATGGAAGGTCAAGTACATCGATGCGTTCAACGCTCTTGAGGCGGAGATCGCGCGGCTTTCAAACGGTGGCGAGATTGCCCAACTCCGCGCCGAGATGGACGCGCTCGTGTCTCTCATGGGTGAGGTAGAGACAAAGGCCATACCGCCGCCGCAGCGTGTCAGGAAAGCGCCATTCGTGCGCCCGTCGGTGCTGCGAAGGATGCGCCGACGATGACTCGTGAGGAGTTCGCCCTAGAGTTAGACGCTCTCCGCGAGATCATCGCCGGCATGGCAAACGGCAAGCGGACATGGCTGGACACATTCTGTGACGGCAACCCGCTTGACCGGCTGATCCCCGGCGAATGGTACATGACATTTCCGACCATGGCCCAGGCGGAACGCGTTGCCGACGCGCTCGTCAATGCCGTTCGGGAGGACACCAATGCGCAAGCCTGAGAACCAGCCGGAGGGTTTTGCTGAGTTTTGGGCATCATGGCTTCCCTTCAAACGGAAGAACGACGGGCCGGGCGACACGCGCAAAACCTATGCTAAGCATATCGCGGCGGGTGCGGAACCGGCCGACATTCTCGACGGCGCTAGGGGCTATCTCCGGAGCCTCACGGCCGAGGAGAAGAAGTACATCCCGCTCGCATCGACCTGGCTCAATCGCGAGGCTTATGCTGATTGGTGCGAGCAGGAGCGCGCATACCAGGCCCGCCAAGCCGCGAGGGCAACGCAGGCGGATAACGTGGTGTCGATCAAGGGCAAGGTCCCTGAAACGCATTTCTCCCGACGCTGGGAGCGCGGTGAGATCAAGGTGGGTGAGTGAGATGACTTGGAGCAAAATACCTTGGATGGGCTATCCGTCCAAGGCTGAAGCCGTGCGTGTGTTTCATGCGCGGGGAATGAACGCCATCCAGATTGCTAAGCATACAGGCATCAGCCGAACGCGCGTGAATGGCTATCTTTCGGTCGACAGGCAGAAAACAGCGATGGTTCGCTTGACGCTGCGTGCTGACACGATTCAGAGGCTAAGGAGTGAGGCGGCCCAGCGCGGTATTGACGGGCCTGACCTGTGCCGGAAGATCATTGAAGTCGTCATAGCAGACAGCATGATTGATGCCGTGCTTGACGAGTAGCATGAGCGTGCGGGAGAGTTAGCATGATTAGGAAATGGACAGAAGCCGACCACGACAAGGTGGCGGAACTCTTGACGGCGGGTAAGTTGGCAAGCGAGATCGGAGCAGTCATTGGTGTCTCGCGCAATGCCATCATTGGGATCGTCGGGAGAACTGAGAGGCTGAGGGCTATCGGGTTCGCCCGAACCCCCGGACATCCGGGATCACGGAAACCGCGCCCGAACCGTAAACAGCCAGTCGCCGGGTCGCATAGGAAGCGGCCACAGAAGCTGTTTGCGGCACCGAAGACGGCGACGAATCCGGCACACAACTATCGCGACTTCTCGCCCATGAGGACGGGCTTTGCGCTTCCATCGCAGCAGCGTCGTGATACAATAACGGTGCCGGTAACTGATTTGAATTCGGCCATCGAACAGTGGATGGCTGCGAACAACGGGCCAAGACGTTTCGAGCGCGGGGACAGCGGCGATTTTTTCTCGGTACAGGAATATCTCCGGGCTCGCGGGCACGATGTGCGCGGCTCTCCCATGTCGAAGGGCTTTACGGTCATCTCTGACGGCAAGAAACGCAGCATGGGATGGCATGGCATCCTGAGACTGGCGGATGAGTTTAGGGCCAGCGAGGGCCGACAGACAATCTTTTCGAGACATCAACATGAGGCAGAAAGGAACCAGACATGACTGAGCAGATGGCGACTGAGCATTACGTTAGCGAGTTCAATGTTCCCAGCGAACGCGCGATCCTGATGGAGTTCACCAAGGATGGGCAGCGCGGCGAGTTCGATATCGTGGATGGCGAGTTCATCTACACTGGTGACTTGCCCGTTTCCGATGCAGCGCGGATGCTGTTCGAAACGCTGGCGGATAACCTTGGCGACTGGTGGATCGAGCGAGCGCGGCGCAAGACCACATCTTCCTAGCATTGCAACGAGGACAGGCGGGGCATGACGTGGTACGCTTTGAGGACCAAACCTGGGGCACAGAAGCCCCAACGGGAATACAAGGTCGAAGACACGAGTAGCCGCAAGGGCTATCGCATCGTTCCCAGCCTTGACGCTAACGTGTCCGCTATCGAGCGCGTGTTGACGCAGGCCGGCATACAGCACTACATGCCGGCCGAGAAGCGATTGATCCGCGATCGGCGCCACACAGACCTGTGGAAGCCTCGCCGGTTCGCTTTGCTAGTCGGCTACGTGTTCATCAAAGGCCCGGTCGACTGGTGGCAACTGAGTGAGCTTCCCGGCGTTCATAGCGTGGTGGGAATCAACGGCAAGCCGCTGGAGATTGACTTGCTCGACATCATGCATTTGCGGAGCCAGGAAGCGGTCATTGAGGAAGAGTTCGACCGCGACGCTCGACGCGCCCGCAAGACGCTCAAGGCCAAGGCACGCGACAAGCCATGGCTCAAGAAGCTGGCGGCAAAGCTAGACGCGGCAGACGAATTGACCATGGCGATTGAACTGGCGCGCGCAAGTTGACATGGCGCGGCTCATGCCGTATGTATGAGCGAACGGGTGATTTGCAGCGACGGGGATTCGTCCCGGCTGCGTGCGTGGGTTCTCCGCCGCGCGTTGGCTGCATATTGCCTGACGTAATTCAGATTGGCGCTTAGCGCCAGCGAGTTGCGAGGTTGCTTGCCGAATTGGCCCCTGGGCCTGTCCAGTCTCCGAGAGATGGCTAGGCAAGACGGTTGCGGATTTCGCCCCTCGCATTCATTCCCTGCCGCTCCAAGAGTCCGATATCTTCGGGGAGCCACTCAAGGGGCGGCAGGGTTACAGTTGGGAGTATGCTGGCTCGTAAGATGTCCAGATAGCGAGAGTGCCGCGCCTGCTCTGGTGCGTCTCGCGTAACCACCGGGGCTGTAGCAGGCGCTGCCGGTGCTCCCATATAAATCCGAAGAAGGAACACCGCGATGAAGCGCCTAAGGATTAGGATTCTTTTTACCGTAGCCCATGTTCTCCGCGTCCCGATTGATGTCCACGGAAGCTTTTTTGGCTTCCACACGGAGCCATGCAAAACTTCTTCATGCGCTTAGCGCCACGACGCATACTGTGCGGTAGGGCTCCGGGTTAGCCCTCTCGCGGCAAACCGCACAGGCTTACGAGGCCCGGCTATGCGTCGGAACCGCAGCGGTCATCCGATTGGCGCTGCACAGAGCGGTCACTGCCAACGGTGGCCGCTCTATTCATTCAGGAGTCTCCCATGTCTGAAGACAGCGACCGTCTGGACATGCTCGCCATCGCGACCGCTGAGGCGCACACGCCCTAAATCAGGATTAGCAGATGCCCTATCGCGATCCAGCCACCGTGGCGATTGAGAACCTGTACACGCTCCTGGCTCCTGGGGCATCAGGCACGACAACCGATCGATCCGGCTCCATAGCCTCAGGCGGGACCGCACAGACGCTTGCAGCGGCAAACGGCAACCGTCAGCGTCTCATCGGCCAGAACATCTCCAGCGAGCCTCTGTGGATCAACGAGTTGGGCGGCACGGCAACGGCAGATACTGTCGGTTCCTATCGCATCTCGTCCTATGCGGTATTCGAGGTACAAACGAAACTCGCGGTTTCCATCGTCGGCCCGACCACGGGTCAGGAGTGGACCGCGTTCGAACAGAGTAGCGTGTAAGGATGGGCTATCGGTATGGCTGCCCCTGAAGGAAATGACTTCGCGGTTGGCAATCCCGGCGGGGGCCGCCCGTCTAGCTACAAGCCCGAGTTCGCCCCCATCGCGGAGAAGATGTGCGAGTTAGGCGCGACCGACACGGAGATTGCCGAGGCGTTCGGCGTGAGCGTCCGCACCATCCACTCGTGGAAGCATGAGTTTGATGAGTTTTCTGCATGCCTGAAGGCAGGTAAGGCGCTCGCTGACGAACGGGTTGAGCGCGGTCTGTACCAGAAGGCTACCGGCTACGACTATACGGAAGAGCAGGCCATAAAGGTCAAGGTCGAGGCTCACAAGGAAGAGGTTGAGGTGGTAGAGGTCAAGCGCCACGCGCCGGCCGAGACGACCGCCGCGATCTTCTGGCTCAAGAACCGACGCCGCGATCAGTGGCGCGACAAGCAGGAAGTCGACATGAACGTCAGCTATGCGGACATGTCGGAGGAGGAGTTGCGCGCGGCTGCGATGAAGCTGGCGCTAGAGATAAAGGGCGGCTAGACGGGCGTATGTAGCCCAATGCCTGACACCTGTAGCGCAGCGTACATGTAGACCGCAAACAGCAGCCCGCCTATCAGGTAGGTTGGTACGTAGATACGGGGCGATAAGCCGACCGCGTGCGCTACCAAACCGCTGAATACCGGCGCGAGAACCGCGACTAGAACCATTGCTTGCCAGTTTGTCATGGGGTCTCCTAAATCGGGCTGGAACTGAGGTTAGTCTAACTATAGCGTATGTGGAATGTGGGATGGTTAGGAGCCTAGCATTCCAACGTATTCACGCCACGGCATAACGTACGTCGTTGTGAGCCATAGCCGCCTGTGGTGGCAATACAGTGCAACATGGCTATCGTGCGGTTCGTTCACGGCCTCGTCTCCTTCAGCCTGTAGCTACGGATAGCGCAGTGTCGCTCGCGTCTGTTGCGGTCATTGGCGGCTTCCAGCATGATCTTGCGTGCGGTTCCTTCGTGGTTGGCCGCGCGCACTAGGAGATCAAGTTTAAGTTCCTCGCGTGCCCTTTTGGCCATCCGACGGTTGCTCTGTGCGGCTATCATGCCTAGCACGGAGGCTTGGAAGAGACTGGATAGGCTCACGGCTTGTGTCTCCTAAGGGTGTCATACTTTGATCTTGTGGGTGAACGAGCTTACTTCCAATTCGGCGAGGAAGCGGGCCAGCCCTTTCTCGGTGATGGCGGCCTCGATCTTGGCAACACGCTGTTCCATTTCGGCCTTCTCCTTCGCCTCCTGGCGGGCGAACTCTGCGTCAGATGTCATTTCAGAATAGTAGTGTCCCATTGGGGTCTCCTGTTACGGCCTGTGTTTGCGTAGCGTGTCATTGATCCTCGCCTGCCATCCAGGGCCAGTAGCGCGGAATGCTTCGATGATGTCGGGGTCTAGGCCAACAGACTCGACAACGCTTATAGCATCGGTCCCCTTGCCCATGTTGCAGTCGCTGCAAAGGGTTATGAGGTTGCTGATGTCGTCTGAGCCGCCACGCGAAACGGGCAGCATGTGGTCGATGTGCAGCACGACCTTGTGTTCGTCGGCATTGCGACCGCACATCTGACACCTGTAGTCGTCGCGCGAGAAGACATTGAACCGTGTCTTCAGCGAGATAGATCGGGCTTGCTGCTGCCCGGACGCCACTCTATGGCTTTTGACGCGGCACCGGTCCGAACAAAACTTGGCGTGCCAAGCGCCATAGAACGCGCTGCCGCACCACGCACATTGATGCTCGTAAGCGCCGCTTGAACGGAGTTTGGCGGCCTCCTCGACGGGCAAGCAAAGCGATGGCGTCTGGACATCGTTGACCAACTTGGCAGGCTTGTTCTTGCAGGACCGGCCGCACCATCGCCACGAATTACAGACGCCACACTTGTTAAGAAGGTCCATCGCGTTCTCCGCCCGTTACAGGAGTGTATGATACGTTAGTGTAACGGGGCATGCAATGGGTATATGGCGAACAGTTAAGCAGTAAAGGCGCAACGTGGAAGTTCACGATAATCCCGAACGCCTGAGCCTATTCGAGGGCCTGTCTGAGGCCGACATCGGCCGCATGACCCGCGACCAAGTCGCCCGCATGCTGGGCATCCTTGAGGCGCAGAAGAAGCGCGAAGGGCAACGGCTGTTCTGGCGCTACTTCCCGGACAAGGACACATCGTATCCGGGCGGCGTGATGTTCCACGCTCGCGAGAAGTACGCAAAGCATCTGGAGTTCTTCCGGGTCGGCGCTACGTTCCGCGAACGCTGCTTCATGGCGGCCAATCGCTGCATCACTCCGTGGACATGGCTTCAAACGCCGGCCGGTGAGGCCCTGAGCGCAGAAGTTTGGACTTCGGAAGATGCGACTGTTCTGGCGTGGGACGGTGAAGCAGAACGAACCGCTCAAGCGCAGCACGGAATTCTGAAGTGCATTGAGCCAGCGTTTCGTCTGGTGATGGGCAGCGGTCGATTCTTTGACTGCACCCGTAAGCACCGGGTATTGTCGAACGAGGGGTGGCTTTCGCTCGACCAGATAGTGTCTCGTGCAAGTGGTCTGCGTTTGTGGCATAGACGCGAAGATTATCAGGCCAATTGTGTCGCGGGTGGCTATCTCGGTGGTCAACCACTTCGGTCGCTCGGAGGTATCGACCTAGCGTCACTTCGGCCACAAGGCGATGCTCAAGGACGCGCCCCGTTGATTTTCGCGCTTCCGGATGAAGCGGAGCAAACACTTCGACATATCCGTGCTTGTCAAGGACGCGACCGCCTTTCCAGCCAGGATGATCTGTACCGCTTCGCGGCCCTGTTCGCGATGTTTGCAGGTGCGTCGAGCGCGCAATCCTGTCTATCGCTGAGCGAGTGCACCCGAGACGTTCTGCGGTTTGTTCAAGCGTCAGTCGCTCAACTTCGACAAGATGGCGAACGGTATCGCGATCAATCCGACGCCTATGATCGCCTCGCTTCTGCCCTGAAGGGATGCCTCGGCGGATCATGTACGCGGACAGGGACGGATGCGATACGCCGATCTGGCGCGCTATGTCATGACGTCCAAGACCTTGGCGGCTCAGTTCAAGAATGGTTTGATGGTGAGGGTCGCATAGCGATCTTTTACCCATACGGCCATGTTCCTTTGGTCGGCGGTGAGCACATAGCGGCAATCGTACCACTCGGTTTGCAGCCAATAATAGACGCAACCGTTCCGGAACACCAGAACTATAAGGCCGCTGGCGTCTACCACCACAACACTGGCAAGACCGTAGCCGGCGCTTACGAGACGAGTTGCCATCTGACGGGGCTTTACCCGGATTGGTGGGAAGGTCGACGGTTTGACCGCCCCATCAGGGCATGGGCGGCCGGCAAGACCAACGAGACGACACGCGACATCGTGCAGGGCTCGCTGATGGGCGAGGTACAGCCTGGCGTCGCCCGCAAGGGGTTTACGGGCACAGGCCTCGTTCCCGGCGCATTGATCAAACAGGATTCGGTCGCATGGAAGCAGGGCGTTGCCGACCTGTGCGACACGGTGAAGGTGAAGCATGCTTCGGGCGGCTGGTCCCAGCTTGGCTTCAAAAGCTATCAGCAGGGGCGCGGTTCATTCGAGGGCACGGCGCAGCACGTCATTTGGCTTGATGAGGAGCCGCCGCTGGACGTTTACGGCGAGTGCCTTATCCGCACCGCGACCACAAAGGGCATCATCCTCCTGACGTTCACGCCGCTTGAGGGCATGTCGGAAACCGTCATGCAGTTCATGCCGCAAGAGCACAAGACCGATGCCTGAGAATAAGGTGACGCTATCGCGCGAGTGCTGGCACCGCGCCGACCGGCAGAAGAGGTGCGTGCGCTGCGGCGAGACGAAGCGTCTTGCGGATTTCTATTCGTATGGTTACGTCACGAACCAAGGGAAGCCAAGCACCAGGTATGAAAGCCGGTGCATCGACTGCAGTAAGGCTAGGATGGCGGAGCAAAGGAAGGCGAAACCGCATCTCGTGGTTGAGCAGAACCGCCGAAGGTACGACCGCAATCCCAATTGGTCTCGTGAGCAGTCCAAGCGGTATAGAAACACGGAGCATGGCCGTCTCAAGAAGGCTCTTTTGCAGCGCCAGCGAAAGGCGAGAATGCGCAGCAAGTCCGGCGACAATGCCGCTATTAAGGCAGTCTACGCATTGGCAATGGAGATAGAGCGTATCGTCGCTCAGTGCCCGGTGTTCGATATTCCGGAACTCGGCAAGAAGATGCACGTCGATCACATCATGCCCCTGTCGCGCGGCGGTCTGCATGAGGTTGAGAATCTGCAAATTCTGCCAATCGGGCTCAATATGCGAAAGGGCGCGTCGTGCCCGAGATAACCTCGTCTCGGTACCTTGTCACGGCGGGCTGGAGCAATGTCCCGCACCTAGACGAGGACACCAAGCGCGAGCTGCTGAACTCGACGCCGCCGCACCTTCGGGATGCGCGCACCAAGGGCATCCCTTCGCTCGGTTCCGGTGCGATCTACCCGGTTGCATGGGAGGAAGTCGAGTGTAGGCCGTTCGCTATCCCGGCTTATTGGCCGAAGGCGTATGCGCTCGACGTGGGCTGGAACAAGACCGCTGCCCTGTGGGGCGCGAAAGACCCGTCCGATGGCGTGCTGTACATCTACGCCGAGCACTATCGAGGGCAGGAGTTGCCGCCGGTCCACGCCGAGGCGATCAAGGTTCGCGGGGCTTGGATCAAGGGCGCGATTGACCCTGCCGCTCGTGGCCGTGCCCAGCGCGACGGCGAGCAACTGATGAGCCAGTATGTGTCGCTCGGGCTGAAGCTGACGCCAGCGAACAACGCGGTCGAGTCTGGCCTGTACGAGATATGGAAACTGCTTTCCATCGGGCGCATCCGGTTCTTTTCGACGCTGCAGAACACGAAGGCTGAGTATCGCATGTATCGCCGTGATGAGCGCGGCCGGGTGGTGAAAGAGTTCGATCACCTGATGGATTGCTTCGTCGCCGACACGCCGGTTCACACCAGTGATGGCATTAAGCGAATTGGCGATATGGTAGGAACAACCGGTCTTGTGAGAACGGTCGGCGGCGTGTTTGCTCCTTACCATTCCTGCCAAAAGTATGGCAGCGATCGGCAGGTGGTGACGCTGACATTCTCCGATGGCTCAGAGGTAACCTGTACTCCTGATCATAGGTTCATGTCGGGCGGCAAATGGGTCCAAGCGATTGATATGGCAGGGCGCTTGTGCGATACTGCGGTATCGAATAGCGCAGGCTTTAGCAAATGCCGGTCACGGTCATCTCTGGAACCATTCAGGAATACAAAGGCGAGCGGTACTACCTCTGCGGCAAGTACTTCCAACGCGCGGGGCTGCGCCTTCACGTCGCTGTTTGGAAGGATGCGAATGGCTGTGATGTCCCAGATGGGCATCACGTCCATCACAAGGACCACGACAGGGCCAACAACCAGCCATGGAACCTGGAAGCGAAGCCTAAAGGGCTGCATATCTCCGATCACCAGCGCGGGCATGGGCGCGGCATTTCTAGCAATGCACTTGCCGCTGCGGCTGAATGGCATAGCTCGCCGAGCGGTGCGGAATGGCATCGAAGCCACTATGAGGCAACCAAGCATTTTCTGCATGAACCCGCAGATTTCGTTTGCGAGCATTGTGCCAAGCCGTTCACGAGCACAGCGAGGGGGCATGCTCGATTTTGCTCGAACAACTGCAAAACCAAGGCACGGAAACTTACTGGAGTTGACGACGAAAGCCGCTCCTGCGTCCGGTGTGGCTCATCGTTCATTGTCAACCGGTACTCGCGAACCGTCACTTGTAGCCGAAAGTGCGCAGGTGCGGTGTCTGGCGATAAGAGACGCCGGCCGCGCTGACGTTTACTGTCTGACCGTCCCAAGCACATCAGCTTTCGCCGTAGGCGAGGCAGGCATCATCGCGCACAATTGCCTACGCTACCTCGTCATGACGTGGGACCAGATCGCAGCGGTACAGGCCCCGGAGCGCAGCCGCGCGACCGTCAACGCAATCTCTGACATGTACGCAGGTTACTGATGGCAGAAATGGCAGAGATGGCGCCGGAGGCGGTCAACCCCGAAGACGCGCAGCGCAAGTTGCTGGACGCACTGAAGGGCATCGTCGGCCGTCTGGAATCCGAGGCGACGGATCGTGTCGGCAAGCGCCAGTCGCTTGAGCGACGCTGGATCGAAGACCTTGAGCAGTACCACGGGCGTTACGACACCGAGACGGAAAAGGCGCTGCGGAACGGCGACAAGTCCAAGCTGTTCATCAACCTGACGCGTCCGAAGACCGACGCGATGGAAGCGCGGTTGACGGACCTTCTGTTCCCGACCGACGACAAGAATTGGGGCATCGGCCCGACGCCTGTCCCCAGCCTGACCAAGGGCGCAAAGGATGCCGTCGCGCAGGCCCGCCAGAAGGCCGAGGAAGCGAAGGCGGCTGCGGCGGGTGGCGATCCCGCAATGGCGCAGGCTGCGGCTCAGGAAGCCAACCTGGCCCAGCAGAAGGCCAACGAGCTAAACACGGTTATCGAGGAAGCGTCTCGCCGCGCCGAACTGATGGCGCAGGAGATAGACGACCAACTGAAGCAGTCCAACTATCACGCGGCCATGCGCGACGTGATCGGTGATGCGGCCAAGCTCGGAACCGGCGTGTGCAAGGGGCCGGTCACTGGCGACAAGGTGCGCAAGGGTTGGAAGAAGGTCGACGTTGCCGATGGCAACGGGAATGTGTCGAGCCAGTATCAGTTGCAGATGGCCACGGGCGATCACCCGTCCATGCGCTACGTCGACATCTGGTCGTTCTTCCCCGATATGGACGCT